TTTGGCATGTCACCAATAGCTGATATGTATACATCAGCTAAAAACTTTGCGAGTTACTGGGTCGGAATAGCTAAATTTATTGAAATTGGCATTATAGAACCAGTAAAAAACATGCCTGCAACAGACAAACTAAAAGAAGTTTCTAATCAATTAGTTGCTGTATCTGCTATATTTAAAAATGTTCGTGATGTGATTGATTCGTTCTCCCAGCAATTAGCACCATTAACTGGAAGCTGGGCAGAAAAATTATTTGCAATGTCTCCTATAGCAAACATTTATTATGCTGCACAAAATTTTGCATCATATTGGTCTGGCATTGCTGCCTTTATTACTAATGGAATAATACTTCCAATTTCATCTTTGCCAGATTCAAGCTCGTTGGGAGAAATATCAAAAAGTTTGATGGCGGTAGATAATATTTTGGTTGAGGTTAAAAATGTATCTGAATCAATTATAACAAATATTGCTCCACTTACGAGTGGTGGATGGTTTACAAAATCACCAATACAAAAAATATTTGAAAGCACTAAACAATTTGGCAGTTATTGGACTGGTATCTCTGCGTTTTTAACACATGGCATCATAAACCCAATCATGCAAAATCTACCAAACTCTTCAGAGCTAGTAGAGGCTTTAGCAAGAATTAAGATGGTTGCTGACATTCTTTATGAAATTCAAAAAGCAATGTTCGGAATGTCATCCGTCATGAAAAGCTTTTCAAGCATGAATCAAGAAGGAATATCGCTTGATTCAATGATTGGCATGGGAGATACGCTTGGAGCTATGTCTACATTAGCTGGCTCTGTAAATGTTCCAATTTCAGGAGGCATGTCAGGAGCTAGTAGCTATACAGATTCTGGTTCTGCTTCTGCAACAGCAATTCCTCCTGCTCCTTCTCTCCAACAAAAAATGCAGCAAGAAATAGCATCTAGCGAACCTAATTCATCAAGTATATCAAGCCCCGAATTGTCTGAAATTGCTTCTCAAACTTACACACAAACTGAATTAAACGAAAAAATGGTAGAACTTTTAACTCAAATAAAAGATGCACTAGGCACAGAAGATAATTCAACACCATCTGGTGGAATGGGAATGGATGCTGATACAACTGCTAGAAAAGTTAGAAACAAACCGTTTATGAACACTAAATGGGCATATGGAGCTTTTGCACAAACTTCTGGTAAACAAGTTACAAACATTGGATCTGGCACTAAGTAAAGGAAATTATGAAAGCAACAAATAATCAAGGCAAACTCGTCCCTATCAAAGATTGTTTTCTTCAAAGTGACTTGCCTGCTCTTGGAAAGCTATATGGCAGTACCGATTCTATACGACTTTTCTTTGATAACATTCCTGATATTAATGATAAAAAAGGAGCAAAATACAATGATGAAACTGGAATTGGTAGAACCGCTCCTATTAAGGCTTATGCTTACTCAGAAAATAGGACAATTTCCGTTGAGTGTCATTTTTTTGTTCAAGAAAAAACAGATGGATTCAATAGTCAATCTGCAAAAGCAATTTTAAGAACTTTAAGATGGTTGGAAGCTCATGTGTATCCCAGACAAGCTTCTGCTCCCTACGCACCACCTCCAATCATGCAAATAAAATGCATGAAAAACTTAAGTGAAACACCATTGTGTGTTGTTTTGCTAGATTACACTGTTAAATTTGATGCTCAAGTTCCATGGGATGAAGAAACTGGCATACCATACAAGGTAGATGTAAGTTTAAGTTTTGAAGTAGTATACGATTCTGCAGATTTGCCTTTTGCAGAAGAAATTGTTGTGCATGGAGGAAGATAATGATAAACAAAATAGAAAAATCTACCATTAAAGCAACGCAAATGGTTCCAGCAGGAAGTAGATACGAATCTAATGATGTTATTTATTATGGAGAAGAAAAGTTTTTAACTTTTCCTTTGTATAGAAGACCATCTATAACCGTTGGAGAAAGAGATAAATACACAATAGTAAATAAATCCACAGAATATAGACCTGATTTAGTATCAGAAGATTTTTACGGAACATCTATTTATTGGTGGAAAATTTTAGAAGCAAACAATATTCGTGATATTTGGGATTTTAAATCAGGATTAAGTATTTGGATACCAGAAAGTTTTTCATGAGGTATATATGGCTTGTATCACAAATGGCGAAATATCAAAATATTTATGTGGTAAACCTGAAGAACCAAAAAAAGGTCATGTTTACGCTCCATATGTCGAGCTTAATATTGGAGGTAAATTTTTAGTAAATTGTGGAAATAAATCATTTGAAAAAGATCCACATACTATGGTTATAAGTTCCATGCAATATGGTTTGCAAGCTGGTAATGGAGGTATGAAATGTGAGTTCGAAATTCTTGGCGAGGGAGCAGCATCATATAAAACTATAGTGGAATTGATTAACAAAACAATTAAATTGGCAGAACCAGAGTTAAGAAATACAGAATTTAGATTCGGATGGTTATTGAAAGACTGTATTTCTGGTGTTGTTACTAAAAAATTATGTAAACCTATTAAATGTTTAGCAAAAAAAGTTAACACAAATATCGAAAAAGGTATTACAAAAATAAAACTTGAATGTGTAGATCTCATGGATCGTCACAATGACAGAAGAGTGGAAAAAAATGAAGGTCAAGAAGGTAATTTGAAAACTTTAAAAAGAGCAATAATTGATTTGTGTAACAGCCAAGATCCAGTAATTCAAGTTGATTTTAGAAATAGAGATGGAGGGCCATTACAATTTGAAATAGAACCAGATGGCATTAAAGCTGTGTGGAAATCAAATGAATTGCCAATTTTATCAGTGATTAGAAACTGGGTAAGTAAAATAAGAACAAAAGATGAGTACGGAGTATATTTTAAATATGATCCAGAAAAACCTCTTTTAATTATTCAAGAAGATGATCAATGCAAACCTGATGAAAATTGCAATTGCGATTTTACTGGAAAATCTTACATTGTAAATGGTGGTAATTGTAGTCCTGTAATAGAATTTTCTCCAGAAATAGATTGGATATTAGAAGCTGGTGGTTTTGGTGGTTTTCCTAATGCTGCAAATTCTGGACAAATGATAAAAAACAGAGAAGATAAAGAATTAAGTCCTATTGAAGCTACAGGAACTGGAAATCAACAAGCTATTCCAAGCGAGTATGATTTTAGCATACCACAAGAAGGTAGAGGTATTTTACTGGAAAAGTCAACATCAGCACACACCACTGCAAATAAACCATATGATCAAGCAAGAAGTATTAAAGGCGAATTAAAAATCATAGGAGAAATTGATTATTCTAATTTGGTAGAAACGATAACTAAATATGTTTCAATTGCAGTAATTAGTCCTTTTCAAATTAAAGGAAATGGTCCATGTAGCTGGTTGGCAAAACCACCTTTAAATCAGATATTATCAAATAAAAAATGGATGATTATGGGTGTGGACCACCAAATAGAAGCTGGAAAATATGTAACCACACTCTCTGTTAGTTTACCTGTACCAAATGCGGAATTAAGTGTAAACGATCCTATTGGTGGAGATGGATCAGGAGGTCTTACCATGCCAAATACTGGAGATGGTACATTCCGTGGTGAAAATGAATAAGAACGCAATAAGGATATAAAATGAGTTTGAGTCAGAAAATAGCTGATTTAGAAAGAAAGATAGAAAGTTTATATTTTCAACTTGGTGATGTTGATTATTCTACTAAAGCCATAGCTAGATCTGATCAACAAAATAAAAGACCAGATACTAAAGATATGTTTTTTGGTGTGATGATTGGTTTGGTAGTGGAGACTATTGATATATGGAAACAAAATAGAATTAAGTTTTTTCATCCAAAATTACATAGACCAGACATCAAAATCCAAGAATTGCCTTGGGCAAATCCCATATCATCTATGGGAGGATTTGATGATAGCGGTTTAAGTTGGGTTCCTCCAGCAGGGTCATCGGTAGCCCTAGTGTTCGAGTCTGGTGATCGATCATCTGCTTTTTATATTGGCACAATTTGGCAAAGAAATAGAGGACCACAAGGTAACCACAATTGGGGTGTAAACCACCTCATGACAGAATATCTAAGAATTCACGAAGGACATAGAAAAGGATATTTAGTAGGGCCAAATGATGAATCACAAGCTTTACCTCCATGGAACACAGAATCTTATAATGGATTCGATTTAACTTCTGTTTTAGATTTTTCAGAAAAACCAGAAGTTCAAAAGCTTATAACATATCCAAATATTTATGGATTTAAAACTCCAGAAAAACATATGTTAAAAATGGTTGATGGAGATCCAAAATGTAATAGAAGATGGAAAAGAATTGAGTTGATGTCAAGCACTGGAAATTGGCTGATGCTCAAAGACGATCATTTGCATTACGGTGGTCAGTGGGCGCACCCAGATTGTAGAGTAACTTTTCCAAACACAGATGAATTAGTTGAAGATGGAGATGTTAGTTGCTTAGCTTCTGTCAAAGAACAAAACCCAAATGAAGATTTAGCAAGACAAATAGGACTTGACAGAGGTATTGTTGCAACTGACAGAGGTGAGAATGTAAACAATGAAGATTATACCAATATTGGTGCATCTGCAAGAGCATTAGCTACTCAAGAACAAAAAGCAAGAGAAATTGTACCTGACCCTATAAACACTGACGAGATACCTATTTGTGGAAAATTGATTACAGAAACCCCTGTGCCTGCATTTACAAGTAATGCAAGAACAGGACATCCAAAATCAACACATTATAAAGAACAAAAAGGTCAAAACCCTTATTTCAAACACGAAAATGAATGTCGTCCATACAAAGGACCAGAAACTCCTCAGAATAACACATGTGATCTTCCACAAACTGGCGTTCAGTTAATGTCTGTTTCTGGTCATACATTTGTTATGGATGATTCAGTGCGACATCCTTTTGGTATTCCAGATTGGGAAAGAAGTACGAAGCCATTTAGTTTTGGTGGCGATAATACTTTTGAAGGAAGAACATATATTAAATCTGCTACAGGCCACATGATTGAATTAAGTGACTTGGAAGAAGAAGCGGAAATTAGAAGTGAATGGAATGGAATCAAACTTCTGACTGCTTTTGGAAATAGAATTGAATTAAATGATCACGAAAAAGAAAGATGTATAGCTGGCAAGCATCGTGGTATTAGCATGCAAACCACAAGTGAGCATCAATTCGAAATGATTGATGAAGATTTGGAATATTGTTTTGACAAAAGAAAAAGTTTAAGTCCAGAAAAACAAAACGAGGAGCAAGATCCAGTTGGGCATGGTGGCGACCCAAAACCTTTAGCTAAAAAAGCTTACATTAAAATTAGATCTGGTTATGGTCTTGAATTTTTAATGAAAGACGATTTTGATCAGTTGCGAACTGACCAACAATTTATTCAAATATATTGCCCCCATTACGAAAATTGTCGTGGTCCTCACATTCACAGGTTTCAAGAAAAACAATCTGGTCCGGGTTATGTTTTTCTGAGGGTTGCTGGTAATCATATTGTTGCAACCACAGATGATCATATAGAAGTGATTGGAGAAATTGGTGGTTGTAGCGAAGCAGCAAATAAAATAGAAATCATTAGCAATTTCAAGCTTGTTTACACTAAAAATTACTATGTCAATATGACAGATAAATCACATATATTCTTGGCAAAAGAATTTATTGCTCTATTGGCAGGCACTGATGGAGAAGATGGATCTCCTAAATTGGGTAGAATATTGATGTATGACACATCAACAGGTGCAATTCGAGCAAGTTCAAAAATTATTGGAAGTTTAGGCGAGAAAGATCCTTGCATGAGCATATTTAGTTTGTTGCCATTTGCGAAAAACAAATGTGATAGTGACGAGGAACAAACATGATCAAAATACAAAGTTTTAAAGGCATACCTTATCCGATTACTAAAACACCTAGAGGTTTTTTTTACATTCAATATGGTGTCGATCAGATTAAATCTGATCTAATTGCTCTCTTATTGACAAATCCTAGAGAGAGAGTAATGTTGGCTAATTACGGCACACCTTTAAGAAAAATTTTATTTAGTCCAAATGATCCAGTAACTGTTCGTGAAACCAGAGATATGATTGCTAATTCTATTCAAACTTGGGAACCAAGAGTTGCTATAGAAAACATATATATTCAAAGTGGTTTAGACAGGGATAGTGCAAATCCATACGATGAAGATCCTACAAATGAGAGTGTATTGTTAATTAGAATCACATTCTTTGATAGGTTGGAAATAACCAAGATACAAGAATTGAAATTAGAGATTCCACTGGGAGCATAAGATGACGACAAATTGTCCTTTCAACATAAAACCTTACGCAACCTCTGAAATTATAGGTAAGCCAAATGTTTTCAACATGAATTATACAAACCAAGATTTTTGGTCCATGAAAACAAGATTGGTTGAATTTACGCAACAAAAATTTGGCAACGAATTTACTGATTTTGTAGAATCTTCATTAGCAATCATGCTTATTGAAAATTGGGCATTTGTAGCTGATACTTTATCTTTCAAATTAGATCAAATTGCCAATGAAATTTTTATAGATACCGTTGCAGAAATAGACAACGCTTTTAGACTATGCAAGTTAGTTGGTTACAATCCTCAACCACCAATTGCAGCAAAAAGTTATTGGACAGCATCATTAAACAACGCCATAACAACAGATTTGTATGTGCCAACTCCAATTCGTATTGAAGTAAATGGAGGAGGCACACCAATAACCATAGAATTATTTGCTTCTGATTCAGAAGGCAATCCTTTGTTTGATGATGAAATATTGATTCCTGCCAACAGTATTGTCAACGCAAGTGTTGTAGGATTAGAAGGTACAACAAGACTTGAGGAAATATCTGGTACTGGGGCAAGAAATCAAACGGTTCAAACTAGATATCAATCTATTATTTATGATTCTATGAAAGTTGAAGTGGATGGAGTTTTATGGAATAGAGTTGATTATTTTACTGAGTCGCAACCATTACGAGAATATCGAGTCGAGTTCGATTCAAATTTTTCTGCATTTGTTATTTTTGGTAACGGAGTAGCAGGTATGGTCCCTTCAGTTGGTTCTGCAATTCGTTTGACTTACAGAAATGGAGGTGGAACGGTTGGCAATTTGGTTTCTAATGCGACTCAACAAAGCATACTTGTCGATGTTCCCGGATTAGGTTTTCCAGTTCCAGTATTTTTAAATAATTACACTAAAGCTCAGTATGGATATGATGGCGACACCATAGACGATATAAAAAGAAAATTGCCAATGTATCTTAGAACTCAAGATCGTGCTGTTACTGGTTTGGATTATAAAACATTGGCTGATTTATTTGTATCTCCGTATCAAGGCCAAATAGGTAAATCCATAGCTGTTTTAAGAAATCATGGATGTGCAGCCAATATTATTGATATTTACATCTTAGCAAGACAAAATGAAAATGGTTTAGAAACTGCTAGCGATCAATTAAAGACAGAATTGTTTACGCATCTTGAATCAAAAAAAATGATAACAGATTACATTTGTATCAAAGATGGTTTTGTTGTGAATGTAGATGTCAATATATCCATTACTATTGATAAATTTTACAGAAAATTTGAAGATGAAATAAGAGTTAAAATACTTAACAGAACAGATAATTTTTTTAGTATTAATCGCTGGGAGTACGGACAAACTCTTAAAGAAAACGATTTGATAAAAGAATTTTCTGACATAAAAGAAATTAAGTCTGTCGATGTGACATTCAACACAGACGATATTACACTTGGAGCTACCAACATAGTCACAACTAAGTTTTATGAAATTATAAGATCTGATATTATCGAATTAGGATTCGTTTACGAATAAAAAAAATGGCACAAAAAAGAATTTCAGAAAATCCGAAAATAACAGATGAAATCATTTTTGAATTCACAACTCCAGATGATGATGGTTGTTTGTTGGCCGATCCATACAAAGTAGATAAAATTGTAATATATTTTATTGAAAGAAGTTTTGTAGATGCCACTACAAGCACTTATAATCAAAAAATTTACGATACTGAAAAATTAGAAGCCACTATAACTGCAGAAAAACTAGCATGTGTGACACCAACTGAAACCAATATATTTAATGCAAAAAAATTAAGAGCAGATTTAGAAGCTAGTGTGTCGCATCAAGATTTTTATTATAAAGATGCAAACCCGGTGTTTACTTTAGGTAATGAAGATTTTCCAGCTTGGTTATCTACAGATGTTGACAATGCTTTAATCGAAAAAGTATCATTAGATGCCGAAGGCAATACCATTTATGGAAATTTTAAGTATATATGGGATGCACAAGGATATCGTGAAGGAGATTATTTTGTATGCTACACTTGGACATCTGTAATTGCAGGAACAACCAAAAGCAGTCATGAAAAATTTCACATTTTGGGTGATTCAAGTGCCAGCAGTAATCCATCACATTTTACAGTTGCTGAAAAATATGCAACTTTGTTAGAAAAATACACTCCAGAAATATTCAAAACAAGATTCAGTGAATTTGATAGAACTCCAGATGTTCTCCAAAAATTGAATAATGCAACTGCTGATGGATTTACAATTTTAGAAAACTATGCAAATCAAATTATCGATTTGTTTGATGCAAATGTTTTAAACGAAAAATTACTTCCTTTTTTATCAAATCTTTTTAGTCTTAAATTAAAGTCGTCAGATCCATATTTGTGGCGAAGACAAATAAAAAGAGCTATACCTGTTTTTAAAAAGAAAGGAACAACTCAAGGTTTAATAGAGTCATTAGACCAAGCAGGAATAAAATTTTTAAAATACACAAGATTGTGGCAGGTCATAAGTAACTTTACTTGGCAGGAAGTGTTTGCATATGATGGAAGCACATCATCGTTTGTACTTGAAAAAACAGCATTAGCTCTGGATTACGATAACTTTGAATTGTATATTCGTTATAAAGATAGCGAAACATGGGTAACATTAACTGCCGATTACATTAATTTTACAGTGATTGACGGTGTTTCTGTTTTACAATGGGTTGGAAACACTCTTTCAGTATCTCCAATTTCTTTAACAGTCGGAGATTCAATAAGAGTAATTTACAAATACAGAGAAGTTAACAATGCCACTGAACAATCTATAGAAGATTATGTAAGAACTTTACCTCTTTCTGATTCTAGAGACGAAAGAGATCAAGACTACCCATTAAAAAATTGGAATGTTCGTCTTATAGAAGAAACTGATCCTTTATTTGATATAATTATTCCCACTAAAAATCCATTTCACGATGATGTCATATTTGGAAAAGTAAGAACTGAGTTTCCTTTCTCTGAAAACATCTACAATATGGAAGAATATAATGGAAGTATTAGAAATTCAAAAAATCCATGTGATATAGATAAAAATTTTCTTGATCCTTGTTTTAGTAGTTTAAGTAGCAAATATACTATAGACCTTGAAATTAAAAATTTAAGTGATGATAGAATTTTAGAAGCATATGAAGTTTTAAATGAATCATTGCCTTTTCACGCTGTTCTTCATGTGATGAATGTATACGGTGGATTAGAAGAAGCAATAACTCCTCCTGTTGAAAACATAGAGGCATTATTATCATACAGATTAGAGGAATATGTAATATCAGGAAGTGGTCAAATGTGGTTCAATCGAGCAATGAAAGGTGGTTTGAGTACTTATCAAATTTTAAGAAACGCATTGGCTTCTTCTTCACTTGTAGATTCTGGTACTGGACTTGCATATAATGATAAAGTGGTTTTGTTTTCTCCAGAAGTCAAATTTAGTCAAATCAATGTTTTAGACGATGGAAATGCAATTTTAAAAATTTTAAGTGGTACTTTGGCTGGTGAATACAATGTTGTAAATGCCGTTGGAAATACAATTGAAGTTAGTTCAGTTACCGAACCTTTAAATGAAACAAACTCATTATTTCCAACTTCTTTATATGGACTTGATTCCCGTGCTTTTCCTTTCAGGATTTCAAATCCTGTTGACTCTACTAGCAGCATTAACATTTATCAAGATAATCTATATGTTTTTTCTGATGATACTCAAGACTTAACTAATTTTAAATCTCTTTGGGATGTAACTGAAGGATATACCACAGGATCATGGAAAATAAAGATTGCAGCTTATTCTGCAACGCCATATGATATTGTTAATATTCAACCTGATGGAACCATTGTTTTAGAAAACGATGGAACTTTACCAACTACCACTGCAAGCAACATTACATATGAAGCATATGATAAAGACAACACATTGTTGTTTTCATCTGTTGATGGAGTTTTAACTGTCACCGCAAGAGGTAGAACTGAGGTTTTGAACACAGATTTGCATGATGTTAAAAATATATATCAAGTTGGTTTTTACCAAAAAATATCTGGTGTAGAGTATAAAATAAGTGGATTTGTTACTGGCACTGATGATCAATTTTATATTGATGGATACACTGGTGGAGATGTGATTGGCACAAGTTTAGATATTTATCAAAGAGTTGTTGATTCAAAAATAGGATATATGAGTCACAAAGGTCACAAAATTCAAATAAGTGGAAATTTAGAATCATCTCTAGGCATTCCTAATGGTGCAAATAATTTGATTGCCACGCCTTTAGAAAATGATTATTTTAAAGAAAATCATCTGATAGAAATCGATGGAAATGTTTACTTTATTGCAGAAATAAATGGAAACGATCCTGTTGGATATACAACGATTACTTTGGAAGGTATTGATAATTACTGGCAAACATTGAGTGCTGGCGGTACATCAAAATCTTACAGTATTTATCGATACACAAAAACACAAAATATTGATATATTGGGTCAACAATTCGATTTGCCAGATGTAACATTTGCTCGTCTAGATCGCAGAGGCTCTGAAATGATAGGCAATACTGAAGAAACTAATCCTTCAATGTATATTTTGAAAGACAACAATAAAAAAGATAATTTTGAAGAAACATTAAAGCAAAAAGAAAAAATTCAATTTATAATAGATTATCAAGATGGAACAACGCAGAAAGGTGATTTATGAAAAACAGACATGAAGCTATGAAAGTGATCGGAACTGTAGAACGAATTATTGAATACAGTGATGGTAGAAAAGAAATATCAGAAATTAAAAATACTATTCTGCGAAAAGGAAGGGAAGCTTTATCTAATAGTTTGGCCAATAGTATTGGCAGTACATATGAATTTTACATCAACAGGATGTTATTTGGTGATGGTGGCACCAGCGGTGGCACACTTAAGTATGTTGATACCCAAAGAACTGGTTTATTTGGAATTACACGAGCTAGCAAACCAGTTATTAGTAATGTAGATCCAAACATACCAAGTCAAGTTATATTTACTTCTGTTTTGACATTTGACGATGCAAATGGTTATTCATTGAATGAAATGGCTCTTCAAATGGCAAATGGAGATTTATATAGCATGGTAACATTTGCAGATTTAAGCAAAACATCTTTGATGCAGATAACATTTAACTGGCGATTATCTTTTGTGTAACATGGAACAAATATGGCTAGAGAATTAAAAATATTAAATGTAAGGTGTTCTGAATTAAAAAAAGATGTCAGGATGCTAGTGTTAGAAAATGAAGTTTTTGATTGGGGTCTTGATCAAGAGTCTATCAGTCGTGCAAAAAAAATGATTGATCAAAAACCGGACATGAAAGAATCTATAATCATGTCAATTTTAAATCATTTTCTTGATTGTTTTTCAGATTTTTGCGGTAAAAACACCACACTTGAAGAATTTTTAAATTCTGTTGATAAAGGGCAAATTTAATATGACTTCTTTACTTAGTTTTCATGAGAATGATGACAGATTTTATATAAAAAAATCTACTATATCTGGTGCAGGAAAAGGTCTTTTTTCAAGAAAAAAAATTAATCGAGACGAAAAACTGATTATAAAAGGAGTTCTAGTAGAAAAAGATAGTCCTGCTGATTTTTGCACAACTTTTTCTAATTCTTATAAATTTGCAGCCAGTTTAACTTTACTGCCAAATGGAGATATAGATACTGGTAAGTTTTTTATCATACCATTAGGCTATGCAGGAATGGTAAATCATATGGATGAAGAATCAAAAAGAAATGTGCAAATAGAATATTTTTCTAATTACGAAGTTGCATATGTTTTTCTAAGAGATGTAGAAAAAGATGAAGAAATATTCGGAAATTATGGAGAAGATTGGCAAAAAATGTTGTCTTGGTCTGAAAAACAAAAATCAAAAAATAAATCAAATGTTAAGTTGTATGAGAAATTTTTAGAGCTTAATTTATATGATTTAGGAGGGCTACAGTGAATTATTGGCTTGATAAAAGAAAGCAAGAAGAAAAAATTTCTGAAAACACTGACAATAAATATAGCATAATCAAAACAGGCTTTAAAAAGTGGCGAGTATATAAAAATTATATAAATCATCACAAGCCTATCAAAAGAAAATAAAAAGGATAACCGTGGTTGATTTATCAAAACTCCCAACACCAGAATACAATCCATTAAATCCATATCATTGGTCGTATGACAACATTCCAATAAAGCAATTAGCCGAAAGAGATGTTCTTATAAACAATGAATTAGAAAATGTTTCTGAGATTATTCGAAGTGGTGCTGGCACTCAAGGAAATATAGCCAATAGAATAGATCAATCAATTGACGAAGATGGCAACCTATTAAGTGCTGCTATTGATGATGCTTTGCATAATATAGCAGAACATTCAGACGGATCAAAAACAGAAGATGCAAGCACAATAAGTTTTATAAACACAACTTTAGGTTTTGCTAGTGTCATAAATCCAGTTTCGTATGTGAGAATGTTAGATGTTGAAAGATCAAAATTAAATCTAATTGCCGAAGAAGCCACTAATATTGATTTTTCTGTTGTAACACCAAGTAGCACAATTACTGTTACTGAAGGCACTATTTCTTTGGAACCATCAGACAATATTTATTGGGATTTGACTGGACCTGCTAGTCCAAATATGCCATATGTTCTTAAACCCGTTCTTGGTGTTGGCACTAGTTATTTTCATAATCATTTTTACAATGTAGAACCAATTACTGCAAATTACACTGATTTTACAGTAAATTCTATGGCAACTCCGTACATCGAAGATAGTCTAAGAGTTTTCATAAATGGCGTAAAACTTAATGATACAGATGTTATTTATGTACCTACAAGTGATCCTGCAGATCCATGGGTGCAAAATAAATTTACACCAGATCACACAACTGGATCATTTACGCTTGATGTTGCAATCACTTCTAGTGATATAATAAGAATAGATTTTGATATATCACTGTCATGAGAATAAAAATGAACGATCCAAAAGCCTTAAATTATGGTTTTATCATCATTGCACCAGATAACAATCCAAAACTAGTTGAATTAACAGCTTCTTCTGTGCGTAACAAATATCCTAACTCGCCATTTATTTGCATCGTCACTAGTGAAATTTCACCAGAAAATGCTCAAGAAATTTCAAGAATATGTCCTACTTTCCAAGCAGATAATAGTTATTCATCTCTGATAAATGAAGGAATGAAAAACCCACCTTCGGATTGGAACTTAATTGTCATAAGTGGAACTTCCATAAGAAATAGATTTTTTAGAAAATATTCTTGTTTTGTACAAAGTGATAAAGATATTTTATTTCCAGTTGTTGATAGAAAATGGAATTTTGTAGATGCTACAGTAAATGGTATATTTTTACATAGAAATACTTTTAAAGAATTGGGTGCAATGCCACAACACCCCACTATTCAAGAGTGCAAAGCTAATTGGGCATACGAGGCAATAAACAAAGGATATAAATTTAAGGCCGTAATCGGAACAAGTCTTGTTTAAGACATTTTTTGCTTCAAAAGATACCAAGTATCATCGTATTCTAAACCTTTATCAACAAGATCAAGATAAATGTAAAGATCATTCCATGAACCAAACATATGTTTGATTGGGAACAATCCAAAATACCAAACTGGTAAATTTTCTACACCAGATGGGCAAACTAATAGTGTAGGCTTCATAGCCCTCCAACTTTCAGTGATCTCGTGATGAGTTCCAGTGGTAGGAACTTTATATGGTAAACAAGCAATTAAAATATCGGACTTGTAAACCATTCCTAAATCTTTTCTTACAAATTGTTTTGCTATTTTTTTAATTTTTTCAAAATCTTTAACTTTTTTTGCTTCTGATATGTCTGGCAACCATTGTTGTTTTGGGTCAGAAAATGGGTCAAAAATTTGCAAACCAAATTTACTTTCAAGAATTTTAACTGGTTCCGTCCTCCAATTTAAATCATTAAATTCAATTGGACCGCTCAAATAAACAGTAGCTCCTGCCAACATTTTAAATATCTCCTGAAAAGATTAATTTTAATTCATTTTCAAGACAAATCAATACAAGTTGTAAACTCTTATAGTGTAAGGAGAAAATCATGGAAAACACACAATTAATCAATGATATGAAAGATATTTTGAAAACAGAGATTGTCGAAAGACACAGTTATTTTCAAATGAAATATTTTATTGTGAATAAAGAACCAACGCATCAAGCAAAAATGTGGCAATGTTTACGAGAAATTAAAAGTAGATATGAATCTCTGCAAGCTATAGAACTTGAAATTGATGAAGGTAAGGATAACCTAGAATTGATTGATATTAACATAAATAAGATGATGGCTGCATATGATAAAAAAGCATCTTCTGGAAAGACTCCTGATACTTTGAAGATCTGTGAAATTAAGCTAAGAAAAGCAAAAAGGCAGAAAATTGCAGCAGAGAAGAATATTGAATTACTTGTTAAGAAGAAAAAAAACCTAGAGGAAGAGGCTAATTTCTTTACACTTGCATTTAGAAACTTGCAAACAGTTGAACCTTTGAAAGATTTTGATGATTTGGAAGCACAAAAAAAGTATTGGGGAGAAAAACTTTTACAAAAAATAAATTTGAAAATGCTTTTGCAATCTCATGTTGACACAGAACTTATTGAAACTGTGTTAGCTCTTCCAGATGACATTCCAATCAAAGAACAAACTGTTAAAAATCTAGATTCAAGATATAAACAAATGATTCAAATTAAAAATCAAGCAGAACAGGCAATAAGCCAAAAGTAGGTTATAAATGGCACTGAGAATTTCTTCATTAGATTCTGGATATACAATAGGTGGTCTATCAACCTTTCCAACAGGAATTGATAGCAAAACATCTCTGTATGAAGCCAAAAATAATGCAGAAACAATTTTAAGACAACCATTAACTTTTAATGGCAAGTACATCATTGTAAATGATAACACACAATTTCCAAGTCGTGGATTATTGCGAATTGGACCACCGGCAGGAAAAATTGGTAATTATGAAATCATTTATTATGCAGTTAAAACAAACAATGTTTTTTCAGATTTAGTTAGAGGCTTCGCTGGTTCTAGACAGTCAACTTGGCCAGTCGGTAGCAGTGTACTACTGTCTGTAATGGCAGAACATCACAATGCTCTCAAAGATGCGATTTATAATATGCAAGTTGACCTAGGAGTATCTGCAAACCCCACAACAGATTCATTAAATGGCATACTAAAAAGACAAGAAAATATATTTTTAGCACCTAAACCAATTTTTAGAGCGCATAAAATAATTGGAACACCACCTTTGACTGTAAGATTTCAAAATTTTAGTACTGGTCCAATTATTAGATATTTATGGGACTTTGGAGATGGAACCACATCAGTAGAAAAAAATCCAATTCACACTTACCAAAATGAAGGTATATATACTGTTCAATTAAATGTTGTATCAGTACTGGGTGGACAAGGAATAGCTACAAAAAGCAATTACATAACCGTTAGTAATGAAGAAATTACTCCATTTTTCTATGTGACTCCAACTGTTGGAATATCAAAAGAAACTGCTTTGAAATTAGCTGTAACTCCTACAACTTTTAGATTTATTGACCAGACAGACGGAGATATATCTCAACGATATTGGATTTTTGGAGGAAACGGAACAGTGAATGGAGTGCCAGTATCAAACCAAAGCTATCAAATAAGCAATCCTAATTTGCATGAAATAAATTTTGTTTATGATAAACCAAACACCTATACTCCGGGATTGATGTTGGTTTTAGAAAATGCAAATAGTAAACGAGCTTTCCTATCTGAAAACATTGTGGTGACCTAATGACAATACCTTCTGTTTCAAATTTCCCGACCAGTATTGATTCTGATGACAATTTATTTTTAGTGCATGATAGCCTGAGAGTAAAATTATCACAAGACTACAATCCGGGCGACACATCAATTGCTGTTTATGGCGATACAACTATAATTGCTAGATTTCCACCAACCGGAATAATTACTCTTACAGAACAATGTGAAGATGCTGAGAATAGAGCCATTTCTTTCTATTATGGCAGCAGAACAGAAATATCTTTTGATCAATTAGAAATATTATCTGGTTTTACTGATGTTGCAAAACCTAAAGACATTACAAACATCACACAAAATGTGATGGCTCAACATCATAATGCAATTAAAAATGCTTTGATAAGTATACAACAAACCGCTGGAAAAAAAGGACAAGTAGCACAATACCCTTTAACTGGAACTATGGAAGAGAGAATTAATTATCTTCGCAGCATTGCATTAGTTCCTAAAGCTTGGTTTACTGCAGATAAAACAATAGGTTTGATTCCTTTTGAATGTCAATTTAGAGATTTAAGTTTTAGATTAGGGACAGATGGAACTACAGGTGTAATTAGTTATGTTTGGGATTTTGGTGACAACACATCTTCTGTAATTAGCTCGATAAGCAATATCAGCAATATAAGCACCATAAGTACCATAAGCACTTTTGAGGGTCCTATATCTCAAGACAATGTTTTTGTTGAAGATTTAGATGGTGGCACTATCACTAAAGTATACACAAGACCCGGTATTTACGATGTAACACTTACAGTAACTAACGATTTTGGCACTGATACTGTGGTTTTTCCTTCCTTTATCAATGCTAGGGTAGCTGCACCAGAACTTGCCGTTATCAATTTTAATGTAAGGGCTGGACAATCTTTGATTGTGAATGGAATTCCATCTGGTGGGCCTTACACAACAACTCCAGTTTTGCGAACTCCTGTAAATACATTTGTAGACGCAGAAATACCTACTGGTGTAAATCCAAACACAGGAAAAACTTATGCGGGTGAAGAACTTTCGGGAATAGATCCAATAGATCCTATTACCAATTACACATGGTCATTGGCAGATGATTTAGCTCATAGTAATTCATCTAGCGTAAGAGGATCATACAGTGTTGGAGGTATTTATAATTTACATTTAAGATGCGACACAGCTTATGGTTCATACAGAATAACAACATACGATAATGCAATTGATGTAGTTGAAAAATACAATTTATGGTTATGGAATTATGTAGACACATCTAATTTAAAATCATATGAATTTGGTTTAATTAGCGAAACATTTAAAACTTCATTTAGCACAGCAGTGACGATTTCAAGAAATGATACTTTTTTAAATGGAGCAAGCAATGAGACACAACAGAAAAAAGAATTTGAAAGAAATGTAGGTTTTGCACCAAGAGGCACAACACCTTCTGGAAATGGTGGCGTGGGTTTGTTGTATTACGCAAGCGGAAGAAGCAGTGTCGATTCTCCTACTTTAGAAACAATAAAATTTCATGAATTTAATGGTTTCACACAAACATATTTAGTTCAAACACCAATCAGCAGACCATGGAATTGGATTGATTTGTTCAGTTCCTCCGCTATTTATTTTATCATGGGTAATATCACTACTGCCCAATTGCCAAATACAAGTTTAACAAATCAACAAAAAGATAAATTAAATTTGAATGATTTAAGTGTAATTAGCGATACTTTTACCACGGCCAATTATAAAAATGGCGCACAAGAACTAAAAAATAATGAAGTTACATTTACAAGTGGACTGCCCAATCAAGGTCATATGTCAGTCTATAGATCTTGTTGGAAAGATACTGCAGGATTTATTCTTAGAAACCAAGGTGTAGGTACATTTTTTAGAATTAAAAGTTTTTATAAAACATCGGGAACAACATCAGAATACTTCCAAGATATTAAAAAATTAACAGATATGGCAGGGCCAGCTAAGATTGAAGGTCAATTAGTACCTCTAAGTCAAGGAGTTTACTTTTTTAACAATAGTGGTGCAATTTCTGCTTTCAATCCAACAACAAATATATGGGAAACTGGTGGAACTGGTGTAAATTCTGCGTCATTTAGACTATTACAGGATAACGCAGTAGTGGGATTTGACGAACAAGATCAAACATTAGTTGCAGCTAGTGATTCCAATAAAATTGCTTATTTGAGTTTTGATTACAGTACCAAGGCTTTTATAAAATTTAATGAAACAACACTTACCTTTACAAATGTATCGTACAGACCGACAGGCACACAATTTAAAATGTCTATTTTCTAAATAAAACAGCTAAATAAATAAAAGATGTCTCATAATTTTCCTCCAATACCTGTTTATCCAAAAAATTACGATACTAATCGTACTTTGTATTTGGTTTATAATACTAGCGAAACAGTGACCACTGTAGATAACAGTCCATTTGAAAACTCTATAGAAATTCAACCAGTATTACAAAGTGAAAACGAAATATGGGCAGATAATGGTTTTGCAAACATAAATGGAGAGTTGTTTTATTATGGTGGTGTACTTAAAAATGCTAATAATAAAGTTTACAAACTCATAAATTGTGCGAGAAACCTAGGTGGCACAAAAACTAGATTTAATTCTGCTGGTGCTGAAGTAAGAGGTTATGTTGTTGCAGAACATCACAATCAACTTGTAGATGCTATTATAAAAACTCAAAATTTTATAGGATACAATTTCACTCCTGATCAAGCCAGTTTGGATTGGAGAATTAGAAATTTAGCAGAATTAGAAGTAATATTTGATGATTACACTTGTCCTGATGTTACTTTCTTTTTTTCTATAACATCAGTTAGTCCAGTAGCAGGTACTGTTGCTACATATAATGTTGAAATTACAGGTGCATATAAGAGCTTTAGAATAGATTTTGGTGATGGAAAATTTACGACCACTGATCTTTTTGGAACACATGTATACGCAGCCAATACCACCATAGATCCAGTAATTCAAGTAAACACAGAACAATGTACAATTGTGCAAAGTCCTTCCGAAAGAACAATTGCACAACAACCAAATATACAAGTACCTAATCAACCTTTAGAATTTTTAATTCCTAACATTCCCGACATACCACCATTAGTAATTCCAACTATAAATTTGCCTCAAATAAATGTACAACCACCACCTATTGTATTTCCTTGTTTAGATATAGGTCCTTTAGGACCTATAAATATACCTTCAATTATTGTTGTTGATCCACCTATTCCAACGATAATTAACTTTGGACCATTACCTAATTTTTGCAGCACAATTAATTTTGGTCCTTTTACATTACCAACGCTAATCGAATTTGGTCCTTTGCCTGCATTTCCTAGCATAGTAATTGGTTCTTTTCCAACATTCCCAACAATGATTGAATTTGGACCATTTCCAGTATGTAGTCTTATAAATTTCGGTCCACTAAATTGTCCAACTTTAATTAATTTTGGTCCAATAAAGTTGCCTTCAATAATAAATTTTGGACCATTTTTTATACCAACAATAATAAATTTTGGTCCCTTGCCTAATTTTTGTAGCACTATTACTTTTGGTCCAATTCAAATTCCAAGTATCATAGAGTTTGGACCACCACCAACTTTACCTAGCATAACATTTGGGACTTTTCCAACATTTCCAACAATGATTACATTTGGACCATTTCCAGTTTGTAGTCTTATAAATTTTGGACCTTTGAATTGCCCAACAATAATTAATTTTGGACCATTAGATATACCAACGATTATCGGATTTGGACCGTTAGACATACCAACACAAATTACATTTGGTCCTTTAACAGGTTTGTGTACTGTAATTCAATTTGGACCCCTAGATCTACCATCTATAATAAATTTTGGTCCTGTACCATCATTTTCAGTTATAAATTTCGGTCCAGTACCAACATTCCCAACAACAATTAATTTTGGTCCATTCCCAGTATGCAGTTTGATTTTATTTGGTCCGTTAAGTTGTCCAACCTTAATCAACTTCGGACCTATAGACATACCAACTGTGATTAATTTTGGACCAACAGACATACCAACACAAATTACATTTGGTCCTTTAACAGGTTTATGTACTGTTATTCAATTTGGACCAGTGGATTTACCATCAATTATAAATTTTGGTCCAACACCATCATTTTCAGTTATAAATTTCGGTCCAGTACCAACATTCCCAACAACAATTAATTTTGGACCATTCCCAGTTTGTAGTTTAATTTTGTTTGGCCCTTTAAGTTGTCCAACCTTAATTAACTTCGGACCTGTAGACATACCAACTGTGATAAATTTTGGACCAACAGACATACCAACACAAATTACATTTGGTCCTTTGACAGGTTTATGTACTATTATTCAATTCGGACCAGTGGATTTACCATCACTGATAAATTTTGGTCCTGTGCCATCATTCTCCATGATACAGTTTGGTCCTCCTCCTACATTCCCAACAGTGATTGGTTTTGGTCCATTCCCAGTGTGCAGTCTTATAAATTTTGGTCCACTAAATTGTCCAACACTTATAAATTTTGGACCTGCAGACATTCCAACCTTAATTAACTTTGGACCAACAGACATACCAACACAAATTACATTTGGTCCTTTGACAGGTTTATGTACTGTTATTCAATTTGGACCAGTGGATTTACCGTCAATTATAAATTTTGGTCCAACACCATCATTTTCAATGATACAGTTTGGACCTCCTCCTTCATTTCCAACAGTTATTGGATTTGGACCATTCCCTGTTTGTAGTCTTATAAATTTTGGTCCACTAAATTGTCCAACGCTTATAAATTTTGGACCTGTGGATATTCCAACCTTAATTAACTTTGGGCCTACAGACATACCAACACAAATTACATTTGGTCCTTTGACAGGTTTATGTACTGTTATTCAATTTGGACCAGTAAATTTGCCAACACTTATAAATTTTGGTCCGACACCATCATTTTCAATGATACAGTTTGGACCTCCTCCTTCATTTCCGACAGTTATTGGATTTGGTCCATTCCCAGTGTGCAGTCTTATAAATTTTGGTCCATTAAATTGTCCAACACTTATAAATTTTGGACCTGTAAATGTTCCAACCTTAATTAACTTCGGACCTTTAAGTGGTTTGTGTACTTTAATTCAATTTGGCCCAGTGAATTTGCCAACTTTGATAAATTTTGGACCTGCAAATATTCCTAGTATCATAAATTTCGGTCCTGCAAATATTGCCACATTGATAAATTTTGGACCTGTAAATGTACCTACCCAGATTACATTTGGTCCTGTGAGCGTACCGACAGTTATAAACTTTGGTCCAGCATCATTCCCAACTATGATATTTTTTGGACCGACATCATTTGGAACACTTATAAATTTTGGTCCTCCACCAACAGTGAGTGTTGATTGGGGAACTCCACCAGTGGTTAGTTGCACAGTAAGTATTGTATGCCCAACTGGTGGAGCAAGTTTTGCATCACGATTTGCAGATGAACCAGTTGATCCAACAATGAATGTTGAAATCTCAGAATTGGGAATACCAAGTATTATTAGGGTTGTTGCACCTGTTATACCAGATATAAAAATATTACATGATGTTCCAGCTTTAATTAGAGTGGAACAGTTGAAGATACCATCTGCAATTAGCTTGATAACTGATTTTCAGATTCCAAACGAAATCAGACTCGTTACTACAGATTTGCCAAAAGAAATCAAATTAGTATCAGAAAATATTCCTAGTGTAATTGAAATTGACGCAAGTAAAATGCCTAATTTTATAAGACTTGAAGTCCCAAGCGATTTCCCAACATCTATTAAATTAGACGCTAGTGAAATACCAGACAAAATACAAGTTGTAGGCATACCTCCACAAATTGAAATAGTTGGCAGTATTCCATCAGAAATAAAATTAGTGATGCCAGACAAACCTGAAATAGAAATGGTTTATAAAGGTGCGCCTATAGATGTTAAAATACAACTAGATGTAAGCAAATTAAATGGCGATAGCCAAAAAGGACAGTGTGTTGCAATTGTCCCTTGTACAGATTAATTATTTGCAAAACTATATTAAATCATGCAAACAAGAATAAAATCATATGCTGATGGTAATCAATATATTAGAACTCCCCAAGGGATGTGGGTGAGAAATTATACAAATCTTAAACAAAAATACAAAGATATAAATAAAACATATATTAGGCAAGATTTTTTTACTTTTCTTAAAAACGAAGTTCAAAACAGTATGCAAAGATTCAGTTGGATTGAAAACGAAAATTTTTTGCATGAGACTGTCGTTATCGTAGCCGATGGCTACGATTTTGAAAATAAACAAAAGTTGCTTGAAAAAATTCCTAAAAATGTAACACTTATTGGAGTCCTAGGTAGTTTGTCAAAGTGGAATATTAAAAAATCTTTAGACTACTACTTAGTGAACAATCCGTACGAAACATGCATGAAATATTTCAACAGAAGAATGAAAGCTATGCCAAAGTGTATAGCTTCCCTAAAAACAGACTCAAATTTCTTGATGAATTATAGAGGAGTTGTTTACAAATATTTGCCAGTATACGAAGAAGAATACAAATCAAAATTTATCAAAGAAGTATCTTTGCAAATTGATGATTACAGAAACCCAATATGTGCAGCGATCCATTTTTCTTTTCTTTTTGGTGCCAGCAAAGTTTTTTTGTTTTGTTGTGATGACAGTTTTGCTGGTGAAAGACCTGCTGCTGAAAAATTAGAAAATGGATTGTATCAATATCCTCAACAAAAAATTGCACATGATCTGATTGATGCAAAAATGTTTTGGTTAAGTAAAATAAAATATCAAGAAATAGAAATTTTTGATCATTCTAGTGGTTCAGTTTATAATAATGCGACATATATATCAGAAGAAGAATTTTTAAAAAAATGTATATAGGAAGGTTATGCAGAATCCTTTTAGTTTCTTTAATTTATCAGATTTTAAAAAATGGGTCAAAAATCATTCTGAAGAAGAAGACAAGAATTTGTCTTGTTTAGGAAAAAAAATTAAAGCAAAAAACAATATTGAAAATTTTGAAGAAAAAATCACCATGGAATCAGGTGACAGCGATATGGTTTTAAATGAATTTTTAAAATCAGGTGGTATAATAGTCGAACAAGATGGAAACAAATACTTAATTGAAGTAGAATCTGGTTCTTTTATTTGTCATAAAAGATTTTTAAAAAAAATTAACTAGATTTTCTAAGCATGGTTGTAGTTTGTTGTAAATTCTTTGTTGATAATTCAAAAGAAGTAGATGTAGAATTTCCAAATTTAGGCATGTTAGACACTGGCAAATTGTAATAACCTCTATTTGATAATTGTTGTTTAAATGCAGCATAATTAGACGAAGATTCTACCCATGGTTCGTACAAAAATCTGTTATCGTAAATTTCTTTGGCAATGAATTCGTGATAATCTGTAGGAAGCTGTAAATCAAAAAGATTTGTAATTCTTGTGGCCATGATTTTTTTGCCACGAAATTGACTTAGAATCTTAATTCCGCTTTTATCTCTTCTTCCTAAGTAAATCCAAATTGTAAATTCAGTTGTCGCCATTTTTTTTTACCTCTTTACCGCAAAGTTCTTCAAATAGAACTTCCATAAGCACTCTCTTATAAATATCATCATCTCCTAATTTAGATGAGAATATACTTAGAGCTTCTAAAAAATTTTTTACTTTTTCGGCATCATTATCCATGACTATACCTTTTGAAAAATATCTAAAAATTAAAGATAAATATTGTTTTTCTTTTTTTGGAAACAACAATGAATATATCATTCTTCTTAAAATGCTAAGACCATATATGGAATCCAAATATAAAGGCATACAAATATATCTTGCATGTAAAGATGATTCATATTATTTATTACAAGACGAACCAAGATGTATAAAAAAAAGCGAATATAAAAAAGATGATTTTTGTTATGTCAGAAACATTATGACAAATCTCAATGCACATCCTATTTTCGAAATATTGCAAGAATCTGATATAGAAATACCAATCTTAAGTTCTATAAATGAAAGTGTTTCAAGTAAAATTTATTTATATACAGATGGATTTGTACCCACAAAATCATTAAATCAAGATCAAATTAAAAAAATAACCAATAAAATAGAATCTTATGGTAAAAAGTGCATAATAAATGAAAAACACGATGGATTTTCTTCAATCTTTTCAGTTGAAAATGAATTGTTGGTTACAAACGCCTTAAATGGCTTAAATTGCACATTAATTGATGATGGATATAGCATGAGCCTATACAGAAAACTTTTTGCTAAAATTAATGTTATAAGTATGAATTGGTAAAAAAATTAACAAATCATCAAGCAGAAGATAGAGTAGAAAATATATATAAAAATGACATTTGTTTAAACCCAGAGGAGAATCATGAGTACATTTAAAGTAAAATTAAATAATTCACAACAGGGATTGCTTGACATAAACCCTTCAACATCATCTCAGTTCTCTACTTCAATTCAAAGAACAATTTTTGTTCAAGGACCAAATAAAAAATATCGTAAGCTTATCGATGGAGAAGAATTTACTGATTGCAATTATTGGAAAAGATTCGCTTATCCTGAAATGCCCTACAGCGAAGCTTTCATTGAAGTTCTAACAGATGATGGATCTGTCTACAGCGATACTCCATCAGAAAATAATTATCCTTCTGTTACTGATGTTGTAGTAACCGCTGGTGAAACCTATGGTGATGCAGAAGTTGATATTGCTGGTGATACTGGAAGCTACGCAAATTTTGTTCAAATCACCAACAATGGTCCAGATAATGTGCAAGTTAAATTGAATAATTTATCTAGTGCGGTTTTCACTCTTGAATCTAGTGCAACTCAAGTTTTTAATGCTGGCGATTTAGTAATAACTAAGCTTAATTTCTTGAATGCTGTTAGCGGTGGAACCACAGCCGATTTGCAAGTTCTTTGTTCCATTAAAGTAAATTGCGAGAGTTAACAATTTAAATTTAAAAAAATGCCACTATTTCAACATAGTGGCATTTTTTATTATTGGTAACTTATGGCTCAATTATCTAAAAAAGATTATATAAAACCTACAATCACTTTAAAAGATTTTCATAATAAGAAAAATAAAATCTTAATATGGCATGAAAAAGGTGGATTAGGCGATGTTTTCATGCAAAGAATGATGTTTGATGATATAAGAAAATCATTACCCAATGCTGAAATTACATTTGCTTGTTTGCCAGAATATTTAGATGCTGCTTCGGATCATCCTGCCATAGATAAATTTGTAGACGCAAGATATGTTGATGAAAATGACTACATTTATTGTTTTAACACCTGTGTAGGTATTGCAGACAGATTTGAACATTATCGTGCGCCTAATTATACAGAAAATAGAAGCGATATTTGGGCAGCTTATTGTGGTATCAAATTGACATCACACGAAATGAACTTTGTGATAGATGAAGAATTAAAGATAAAAGCAAAGAAAAATTTAAATACATTAAGAAAAAACAACAAACCAATAATTGGTTTTGCTCCAAAATCTAAAATGGCAGTAAAAACATTACTGCCAGAACAAATAGAAATCATAGCCGAAAGATGTAAAGATTATACTATTATTGCTTTTCACAAAGAAGAATTACTTTATTGCAAAAAATTTGGAATACCAACTGTAAGCAATATAAATATAAAAGAATTAATTGCGTATGTAGATTCTGTTGATTACATGATTTCGGTAGATACAGCAGCATTTCATCTTGCTGGAGGTTTAAAAAAACCTCTGTGTGGAATATTTACATTTGCTGATGGCAAAGCATATGGAAAACATTATGACTTTGTGTTGGTGCAAAAACATCGAGATAATGGAAATTGGGACTGTGGTCCATGTTTTAAAATGGGTAATTGCCCTAAAACTAAAAAAATTCTTAAACCTTGTTTGACTGAATTAACTAAACAAGAAATAGTTGAGGGCATAGATAAAATGTTTCACAAATGGGTTTACAATTCTTAAAAATAACAAACTATATTAAATATAAGAGGTTAAATTGGCACAACTTATAAAAACTGGTGATCTGCGAGTAATTACTAAAGAAGGTGAATGCAAGCTTTCTATAAGTATTGATTTAAATATCAATTTGAACACATTGGGAGTTTCTGTGAATGCACAAGCAAACAATCAAAATGTTGTCCAAGAAGAAGAAAAAAAGAAAGATGATGTTGCTTGGCAAATACCAGATTTTTCGCCAGTGCAAAAATTAAATTTCGGTAAAAAATCTTAAGGAGCAAATATGGCAATAGGATTTGATGTTGGAACTTATAATTTGGTTTGTTGTCAGAGAGATGAAAAAGGCAATTTCGTTAATCGTAGAGAAATTAACGCTTTTATAGAATTACCACTAGAAAACAGATATGTTTTTGACATGATGAAACAAGCTGGTGCGCCTATTATCGAGCGAGAAGATGTTGCATATGTTGTGGGAGAAGCAGCAGTAAATATGGCATATACTATTAATCAAATAGAGTTAAAAAGACCAATGTCTGGTGGATGTGTAAATCCTAAAGAAAAAGACGCATTTCAAATATTAAATATTATGATTCATAGCCTTCTTGATGGTGTGAGACAAGATAACGAAACTCTTTATTATTGTGTACCAGCTAATGCAATTAATGAAGAAACAGATGCTGATTATCATACCAAAGTTTTAGAGGCAATTTTTAAAGCATATGAATCTGAAAAAGGATATAAAGTAAACGCACACCCAATCAATGAGGCTTTAGCTCTTGTCTATGCAGAATTAGGTAAAAAAGCATATACAGGGATTGGAATTTCTTTTGGAGCAGGCATGGTAAATTTATGTTACTCCATGTATGGAAATCCTTTGTTTAAGTTTGCGATTGTAAATAGCGGAGATTGGATTGATAAGCAAGCTGCAAAAGCAACTGGAAACACGCCTACTTTTATAAATAAAGAAAAAACAAAAATAGATCTAAGTGCTGTTCCAACATCTATGGTAGAAAGAGCAGTGCAAACTCAGTATAGAATTATGATTGAACACACTATTGCTGAAATAAAAAAAGGATTGACATCATCCAGTAAAGCCGTAAATAGTGATGCCCCTGTGGATATTGTTATTGCAGGAGGAACTTCATCTCCTCCGGGTTTCGATAAACTTTTTAAGGAAACTATTTTGCAAGCGAAGTTGCCAATTAAAATTGGTGATGTAATTCGCCCAGAAGATCCACTGTTCAGTGTTGCTCGTGGATGTTTGATTGCTGCTGAAAATGCACGATAGAAAAAGGAAGAAAGAAAGAAATGGCTAATCATAAAAGCGTATCAGACCTCGGTGCTGCTGCATATTTGCTTATGCACGATTATAAAGTCGTTGGTAGAAGAGGTAAAGAAATACTTTTTTCTACGGATGAAAAAAAATCTAATGATCAATTTGATCAATTAACATTAGATTACTTATCAAGTGAATTTCACAGATTTGATGCTTGTATTATGTCTCTGAAAAAAATTGGAGATTATGCTTTTCAAGCAAAAAATCAAAGATTTGTCACAGATTTAGGTGCTGCAGCCTACATCTTAATGCACAAATATAAAGTATTGGGCAAAAAAGGAAAAGCTGTATACTTTGAAATTGATAATGACGGAAGTGATAAATTTGATGAATTGTCTCTTGAATACCTATCAAGTGAATTTCACCGATTTGATTCTTGTCTAATGTCGTTGAAAAAAATCAACGAATATGTAAGCAATCAATAAATCAATTTAAATGCCATATATCATACATATCTTAAGAAGACAACTTTGTTGTCTTTTGAGGAGTTATTATGCCAAATTTAAACACTGAATTGTTATCAAAAATTGACACGGCTGTTGATGCCATGGTTTCTATGCTAAAAAAACAATTAGTTTCAGGCCAAGGATTTCAGAAGCGTGGCTTATGGGATAGATTCAAAAACTTTTTATCAAATACATGGTATGGTAGATACAGTCAAAAAAACCCATATTATTTTATAAACACACTAGGCGACTTTGCCGGATCTTCATCCCCAAAAAAAATTCAAAAAAATGAATCCAATAACAAATTAATGAGTGTTAAACATTATTTAGAAATTAAATCTTTATTTGACAAATTAGAAGAAGAATTATCCACGATAAATGAAAATGAAAGCAATACAGAAAATTTAAGAATTATTAGAATCATTGATGATTGGGCAAGAAATCTAAAAATTGCTCTTAAAAATGTATTTTCAGATGCAATCAAAACAAATGACATAGAACAGAAAAAACAAAAGAAAATAGAAGAACCAAAAAATCTGCAGCAATGCAGAACAGATTTGGAAAATAAACATAAAGAAGGCAAAATAAGTCCAAAAGATTATTTTGTTCTTAGAGCCATGATAGACAGAGGAGATTTAGCTAATGCTTGCAAATCATTAGAAGAAATACTTAAAAATGCAGAACTACAACCAGAGGAAATAGAAGGAAACAATGAACCGCAGGAAACAGAGGAAACATTAGAAAAACAAGATAAAAAAGATGCTGAACAGCCAATCTCCTCAGAGCCAGAAATGACAGAAGAAGAAAAAAAATTCCCTTTTAGCATCGAAGACACAAATGAAGGTTTTAAAAAAATTAGAGATGCTTTGAGAAATAAAAAACCATTTAAAAATCAATTTGCAGAATGGGAATCTAAAGCTAGTCCATATCAAAAGAAAAAATTTGAAAAACTAGAGTCTTTTTTACAAAAATCATTAGTTGGCGAAGTTGATAGAGATGAATTTTTAAGCAATTTAAAAAAATATAAAATTATTGTTAGTCATATATTAGATAAAAGCGAATTTCCAAAAGGATCTAAAATTGAAAACACATCTCCTTTTTGTGGACTTAATTTACAAGAAAAAACCAATTACATAAAAAAACTAATAGCAGAGAGGTAGTAATGCCATTTAAAAGTAAATCACAATGGAAAGCTTGCTTTGTGACAAAAGGTTTTGGTGGCAAAGTTGATTGTAAAAAGTGGGTGAAAAAAACCAAAAAAAAATATAAAAAACTACCTGATAAAATTACAAAAAACGAATCTTTTTCACATTGGCTAAAAATAAAAGATCCTAATTTTTAATTTATTGTCCAGTTATTTTTTCAGGCAATTTAAAAGGTGGCAATTCATAAAATCTAAAAACTTGTTCTTGGCTTAAACTACCTCTACCATTACTTTTTTGTTTTTCTCCGTGATGTCCCTCGGCTCCACCATCACCATTTTCTTCACCGTAACCATTCGTTTTCTCACCTACTAGTGTTTTTCCGCTCATAATCATTTTCATAGCTTTTGCTGCTTGTTCATGCAATTGCTCTGAGTATGGTAATCTATATGCTCTTGGTTCTACACTATTTTTTCTATTTGTAAAAGGTTTAAGAAAAAAAATTGTTTGTTTGTTCACTTCTTGATTATCTAAATCGGCTTCAGTAGCCCAAATATACACACCGCCTTCATCGCTCTTGTTGTACTTAGATGGTTCTTGTACAAGAATCCAATGTATAATTGATTTTTGAGGCATAGAAACAGTTGTAGCCCATCCACTCAGGTCACTAAGGGAATACCACATCAAGAAACTAAAATACAAACAAGAAGTAATAAAAAAAATCTTTAAAGCCCAGAAACCTCTGGAAAATATAATCATCCATAGTCCTATAACACATAAGACCAAAAAAGTTAAAGGTATTCCTACTGCGTTAATATCCATAAAATCCTCATGGGTTCTCAGGTGGAATGATTGGTGTTCTAGCAGGTTCGCTTTGTTTCAAATTTCTTCCTAGAAGCTTCTTTTCTAAATCAGAAACACTAATTAGATCGCCTTTACCATTCAATTTAAATCTAAACGCTGTTTTTTCGTCACCATTTTTCAACAAAGTGATTTTCTTTTGAACTAAAACAGAATATGTTGGACTTATCTTTTCTAATTGAACAGTGACTTCTGTAGGTTTTTGATCATTGAAATTATAAGCATGAACATTTACACAATACTCGCCTGCAGATGTACCTCTCAAAGTAATTATTTCTCTATTTTCAGCGTAAACTATTTTTCCAAATTTTGTTTCAACAGTATCATTCCGATGACCTAAATCATCTCTGTCTAAATGCATTAATCCGTCTTCTCTTCTTCCAAAACACACTAAATGTCCTTCTGGATCTTCAACATAAGCGTCTACATCATTATCTAATTCTTTTGCCCAAACAAAAGTAATTAAGTAAGCAGCTTTTGCATCAGGAGTTTTTTTGTTTTGATTGATCAAAGCAAAAGATAAAACAAAAAGACAAGTAAAAGACAAGAGCATATTAAAAAGCAAATCTAGAAAAGAAGTATTGCACGAATAGTGTTTTCTAAAATTCATTTATCCTCATTTATCTTTGATTCAATTTTATCAATTTCCAAAGCAATCAAAAAAAATTGTAATTTTAAAATACTACCACAAACCAAACCAACAATAGTCGTGTATAACGCTGTCGCCATACTTCCACCCAATTGTGATAGTAATGATTGAACAGATGTTATATTCTGAATATCTAAAGAATTGAAGCCAGTTAACATCATAATGAAACCTACTATAGTACCCATCATACCTAAAGTTAAACACAATTCACTTACAAACCAACCTATCTCTGATTTGTTTTTGTAATAAGAAGTGTTTTTTCTAACTTTTCCTAAACTATATGAAAGTTTACCAGCATATAAACTGCAAATTAAAAATATGCCAAATGTTATATAACTTAAAAAACTCGAATCTTTAATCCAAATTTCTTTCGCTATTCCACACTGATAAAGTATTATTGATATTACACAAATAAAAGTGAAAACTAAATGCCATTGTAAAAATAATATGTTTTTCATTTATTTCCTTATGTGTTGTTATTAGCTAAATCCGAAAGCTCATCTATATTTATGAATTCAGAATTATTTGTGGCATTATTTGTTTGTTTTTCTTTAGATTTTATCATATCGCTTATAATTTTTTGATGATCTGGATTTTTATCATCTAAAACTTGTTCTTCTAAAATACCTACAATTTTATCGAATATATAAAAGTTTTTACAACCAGTTAGCGTGTGCGTGGTAAAGATTCCATCTTCATCAATAGAATCAATAACCCCAGTAAAAAAATCTGCAAATTGAGGGTCACTAAAATTATGTTTAGCAACAGGTTTTGTAAGAATAGTGCAAATTTTACCCAAAAAATTTTCAGACAACTTTTTCAATGTTGATTGTTTCATGACAAACCTAATATAGAAAATGTTTATGATAATTGAACTACATCACCAGCCATACCATGAGGAGCAGAAAAATCCACTGACTTTGTTTTGGTTTTTATCCAGTTGTTTACAATTACAGGACCAGCATCAACATACATTTCATTCCAGTCATTATAAACATCAGGTGGTCTAACATACGATAATTTATCATTAGCGTTGAGATTTTTACTCATAGAAAGCATATTAAGCATTTTAATTGTCCCTTGAGTACCAGCTTTGTCTCTATCCAAACAAACAATTATTTTATAATCGCTCAAAAGAATTGCCTGTTTTTCACTCATGTTCTTTCCACCGCAAGCACAAGAATTTAATTCAGACAATCTTAAACTTATAGCATTAAATTCTCCTTCGCAAACATAAAGAAAACTTCCTTGAGGCATCCAACTTCCTGCCATGTAAATGACATCTTCTTTACCAATACCGCAAGTTTTTGGTGGCCCTAAATATCTAATTTTTGCTTTAGGATTTAGATGGCGAGTATTCCAATATATAAGTTCTTTTGATTTTCCATAATAAGGAATGACTATTCTACCTTTGTATGGTTCTTCCATGCATACATACAAACCATCAATTGGTATTTTTCTTTGATTTAAATAAGATTCTGCTTTTTCTCTGTACCAATTATTGGTTCCTAATTCGCTAATTAAATATGAACCAGATGGCAGAGTAAATTTTGTATTAGGTTCTTTTGTAACATCATAATTTGATGATATTTCTGCTTCAGATAAAAAATCATTCAATTCTTTTTCTAGTTGAGACATTGTTTTGTAACCACATAAAACTTGTAATGCCTCTTCTCTGGAACATTTATCAACCAGCATAACAAAACTTACTAAACTTCCACCTTTATTGGTTTTCCAGCAATGATAAGCACCATACTTGAGTTCTTTTTTACCTCCAGATGGATTACACCATAATTTGTATTTTGTATCATCTGTAAAAATACTGTTAATTTTAATTTCATTGTCAGTAATTTTTACATCTTGAAATCTCTGAGTAGCCCAATCTGCAAATTTTTTAAAGTCAATTGCCATAAGTTCACCATTTCCCTTAGAATTATATGAGGTGAAAAAAATGAATATTGAACATATATCAGTTTCTAGAAAACAATGTTACGATACTTGCAAAGCGCAATATAAATACCGATATCATTTAAAAATTATATCAGAAGAACCGACTGCAGACCACTTCACATATGGCAAAATTGTGCATAAAGTTGCAGAATGTTTTGTGCAAGAAAAAGGCAAAAAAGAAATTTCTCAGATAGCATCTGATGTTTTGAGTGGAAAAATATTTCTGGAAGGCACAAATAAATCGCCACCATTGCCAGTTCAGTATATTGATAAATTTCCAATTCATCTTAAAAACATTAAAAATTTAACGGAAAGAATAGGTTTTGATGGTTTTTTGGAGTGGGAATTTAATTATGATTTAGATGACCCCAATAAGAGAATGATTAAGGGTTTTATCGACAGATTAATTATACGAGGAGACAAATTTTTTATTTTGGATTACAAAACAACAAAAAAAGGACCTTGGAGAAAAACAAAAAACACAATAGGGAAAGATTTGCAGCTAAGATGTTATGGAAAAATAGTACAAAAACATTTTAATGCAAAAGCAGAAAATATTATGGCTGCTCTTTACTATTTGGAAGGTCCAAATTTAATTTCTACAAGTTTTACTCAAGAGTCTTTAGACTCTGCACATACAGAACTTTTAGAAACCTACAAAGAAATAAATAATATGAATCCAGATCATGTAATTGGAACTTCAGGAAATCACTGCAGATTTTGTGATTATAAAAAAACTTGTCCTTTTTATGATATATCTTAATTTGGAATTAAGATATAGTCTTCAGACAATTTGAGTAGTCTTCCATTAGTATCAACAACTTTGATTTTTTTTGCGAAATCAGATCCAGATTTTATTTTAAGTAAAAAATCAAAACCATTTCTGGAAAAAACTTCATGAATTACACTTAAAGGAGTAAAATAACCCTCTCCTGACCCATCTACATCTGATGTTGCAACACAAGTGGCAAGATATAATTTGTCATCCATTAAGCCACCACCACTTCTACCGGGTCTTGGACTATTTTTAATAGTGGTTAAACTTTTATTGAATAAACCTACAATTTGAACCTCATAATGAGCAACTTCATCTCCACCATCGCAACCAACACTATGCATTATTTTTCCTTTTGGATAAACATAGTCTATTGGTGCGATTGGGAAATAATTTGGTCGCCAATCCGGTTCAAATGTTATCAAGGCAGTATCTGCTTGTGGTAAATATGAATAGAAAATTACTTTAGCATTGTATGTTTTTGGTTCGGGTAGTTTTTTATCATTTTGATACCATGTTAAAACTTTACAAGTAAGATTTTTTCGTTTACCTTCTTCTGCCGACATGGTTCCACTACTCCATAAATGACCACAAGTCGCAACATATGCTATGTTTTTATTGCTGTCATAGTAAACTATAGTGCCTGATCCAGATCCACCTGATACTGCTATTTTTACAGATGGAGCTAACCATTTTCTGAATTCTAAACCTCTTTGTTCTTTTGGTGTAGAGCCATAGTAATTTACTACTGGCTGAAAAATTGGCATTTCAGCAGTATTTTGATTTACAAATTCATTACTTAAAGCATAATTAGGAATTAAGAGACTAATCAAAAGAAAAAGAATTGTGGTTATTTTTTTCATTATTCCTCTTTTAGTGTAAAGCTATTTTTATATAGGTCAATCAATGCTAACTCTTAATGTTTCGCACAACATCTTTTTAACCAAAAAACAGAGATATGATTTGTGTAAAACCGACACATTAGTTGAAACCACAGGAGTTTCTGTTCCTGTTTGGTTTTTTAGAGGGAGAACTTCCGAACCAGCAAAAGAAGTTTTTTGTAAATATATTTTGAGTATTAATGACAACAAAAACGCAATAAAAAAATTTGCGGAAGGTTATATTGTGAATTTGCCAAAAAAATTAGATCAAATTTCTACTCCTATGCATGAGGTTTTAAAAGATGAGATAGACTTTGGCAAAGAAATGGTGCAGTACAAAGAGTATAGTGTATCAAAAATAAAAAAAATAAAGTATCAAGTCATACATGTTGTTGAGATATATGATGAAAGCGTTTTGTTAAATTCTATATATTAAGGACAATCTTTCAAAGAGAGAGTCATTCTAACGCTTAAAACATCTCCAGAACTTAAAGTGGCAGGCGAACTCAGAGAAACGCTACTGATCAATTTTCCAGAATTATCAGACGCATCAGTTAAAAACAAAGTTCTGACTGGGCCGTAAGATCCCGAAGCATTAAAAGACACAATATTACTTACAGCTTTATGTAAAGAAGTTCCAACTGTAATAGTCCAACCGCTTGTTCCAGTAGAAGACGAGCTTAATTGTTGTCTAGTATAACCGCTACCAGATGGTTCATCTATTAAAGTTGCCATGGTATCTGCATAAGCTATTGTTGTTCTGTTGTCTAAACCCAAGTAATAGTAGCTTGGTGGCAAAGTTCCGTCATTATAAAACAATGTTTTTAAAATTAGTTCTTCACCTTCAGAATGCAACAAATTATAAAGATTTTCATTTCTCCAAATGACTTTGTTGTCTCTGGAAATTGTTGCTTCCACAATTTTAAGTATTCCATTCCAAGATTCTCGCATGTTACTCCTAATCATTTAATGTTTGCATTTTTATTTCTTGGCTTATATTTTCTTTATCCATGATCTTTTTATTTTCTATTTCTACCAATTTATCTATCTGAGCGAACGCTTTCTTTGCTGTGTTTACATCCATATAAATATTACCTGTGGCATTATTTTTATTTTGATATTCTAAAGCATTAGCTTTCCTCTTAAGTTCTTTTTTTTCTCGTTGTTCAATTACCGTTAATGCTGCACTTAAATGAAAAACAGCGTCAGATAAATCATAGTGTTTTTGAATTTCTTTTTTTATTTTTTGAATATTTTCTTTAATAGTTTCGTAATTTTTTTTCATTTTGTCCCCAATTCAATATTTCTTATTGGCGAAGAATCTTCAAGCAATCTATATCTTCCAAATTCATATCTGAGATTTTTATTTTGTACTTTGACTTTCCATAAATCTTGATTTTCATTTATTGAAGGGACATTGTGATAAAATTCATATTTCCATGGTTCATATAATTTACCTAAATACATTTTTCTTATATTTTCATTTATATAATTTCTATTTTTTTTAGAATCTAAAAAAAACAAATTTCTATATTTGTTTGGATAATCTTTTAAAAAATCTAAATCTTGTTTGTTGTTTTCGCCTTCATTCAAAAATATTATTTTATTATCTTC